GAAGCTCATGTGGACCGCTGTCCGCGTGTCCGCAAACGTCGTGCCGTCCGACGACAACGCGACGGTCATTCCGTCCCAGGTATCGCCCTTGCGGGTCGCCGGAAGCTGGATGGTGCTGCAACTCATGGGCTGAAGAAAAGAGTTAGAATACACTTTGAGTAACCAGCCGAAGATGTTGCGGTCAGCGTGGTCCCAAGGTAAAAGCTAAAAAGCCCCGACGACGCAGTAGAAGAATGCTTTTGCGTAGTTTCGTTCACCGCGATCTTGTCTGAAAATCCAACGTCGGTCGCGATGACAACCAAGCCCGCGCCCACGGTATGGCGGATTTGAAAGCCTTGGAAATACAAAGGAGTTGGCAAATCCACGCCTTCAAAGTCCTCTCCAGCGAATGTCGTTCCGCTAATCCTCCAGCATTTAGCCGGGTTAATTCCTTCCGTCGTGTTGACGCTAGTTGCTGCGGTCGTGATGCCGGTGCAAGTCCCGTTAGCGAGCGAGATGTTTAGCGTCGAGTCGTGGTAGCGGTCGAGGGTCCGAGTCAGGATTATTTGGTCGGTAGCGCCAGAGACGGTGTAGATGGAGGTAATTGCGGTGGTCGCGTTGAGTGCCGTGCGGACCTTGCCAGCCCACGTCGAGGCGGTGTCGGTGTTCGTGACGGCAACCGATACAGTCAAAGGGCTTCCTGTGATGTCGTCTCCCGTGACGATCACTGTGGCGTTTCCGGTTGCGGTGATCGTTCCCGCAGCGGTCGCGGTTTCGACCTGGTTGACGCCCGCCCCTGTCAGCGTAGGAATAAGCGTGGAAAGGTTGATCGAGACGTTGTAGGTCGAGTCCAGCTCGATCCCGAGGACGATGGCGCGGGTCGCGTCGGTGAGCGCCGTGGCGGTCTGCCCCTGCCCGATGGTGACGGTCCCGGTAGTTCCCTCGCTGGACGGTTCGACGAATGCCTGTAATCCCGTGTATGCTTTGGCAGAGGTAATGGCCATGGCTTTTGTTTATTGCAAGTGGATTGCGTTTACAAGGATAGATTCCAGGCGGTTGATTTTGGATGCTTGTTGCCGTCAGGCGATGTGGCCGACTTCCGCGAATAGGCACGGGTTGTGAGTCAAAACCTGATCCACAACGGACGCGACTCCATCAGTGACCGTCACCTCTGCGAGCGGGATGTAAATTTCTGAAGAAGTTCCGCTGGTGATTGAAGCGGGCGCGGTCGCGGAGTATACGACGGTCACGGAGGTCGGTTTTTGGGTGTTTGCGACGATGAAAAATGCCCCGTCTAAAAGGTAGGTGTCCGCTTCGATTGCCGCATCAGTCACGGTCGCCACGACGTAGAGCCAACCGCTCGCACTTACCGCCACGTCACCTCCCGCGTAGGACGCAAACACACAATGCCACGGCTTGCCTGCCGTCGTAGCTGCGGCCTTGAATCCTAATACCTTCCCAGGTGCTACGGTGATTTCAAGGCCGCCCTTTCCTCCAGCCTTCCACGGATGTGGCGGCGGTTGTCGTTTCTTTGCTTTCAGCCCAATCGGATTGATCGCATTTTGCAATTCCTCGATTGCACGGGAAAGCGCATTGAAGTCCTTTGCGGAAATCGCCTGCTTGTTTCCTCCTACAACGCGAGGTGGTCTGGTAAAGCTGTTCGCCATATTACACCGGGTCGGTCACTTGTTCTCCACCCTCGTAAAGGACACCCAAAAAGCCACCGGCCCCAGACGCTTCGTATTCGTATGACGAACTCCAAGTGTCATTGTTTGAGGATACATCAATGATGCCTGTTAGCATCCATTGGAATCCCTCTGCCAATGCTGGCGCTCCTGGTGGTTGTGGAACGACGGTTCCAACCTTAGCATAATCTGCGTTCGGCGCTGGCGATTCCCTTGTGACGGAGCGTGAGTGTCGGATTGATTTCCGCTGGTATGTCAGGATTCCCGCCTTGATCAGTCTCGCATAATCGAGTGGTGACGCAGTGACGCCACCAACGGTTGAGTCAACATCTGAAAACTCCACCTCTACGTCCATTACACCAGTAGCCGCGTTCAGCGAAACGAACTCGATAGCGTTTGCGGGAACACCAGGGTCGTAGTTGAGGTTCGGCTCGATATTATTCGCAATCAGGTTCGCCAGCTTGTTTTTTTGGCTAGTGGGAAATGCAAGCGCAACGGGATGGGAAAGCAATGGCTCCTCCGCAACGATGATCCGCCTTTCGTAGCGGTCTTCGTCAGCCTGCTCTGTGTCGTCGTCAGGAAAAGTGGTAGTTGAAACGCCCCCCTTGCTGTAGGTCGCCCGCACCTGCCAGGTTCCATCCTCGTAGGATGCAGCCTTGGTCGAAAGCTTTGCTCCTGCGTAAGTGGTGCTTAGACCAATGGGACCGCTCGCCGTGGTCGGAATCGTTCCCGGAACAAGTGCCAGCGCGGCCTCAAGCCCGATCCCCGTCGAGTTCACGGCTCCTTCAACGCTGATCTCCGCAAGTCCCTTCTCATCGACGCTGATTTCCGACTTGGTTTTCTCCCAAGTGATCGCTGATGTGGTAATGCCGAAAGTGGTGCGAGCCATGTCAGTTGTAAGTTGAGACCGTTTTGCGCCCGGTGTTGCGTGCGATGCTCTTGAGTTCCTTAAGGGTCTCCCGCTGGTAGTTCACGGTGGCAACCGCGCTGCTGTATTCCTTGACGCTGCCGCCGATCCGACCGGAAGAGGAAAGCATGTCGGACGGGTTCATGCGGTAGCTGGACAGGTTTGAAGCGATGTTTTCGTTGAGCTTGTTCTGGTAGTCCAAGAAATCTTGCACGCTTGGTTGGTCGTTCATCTCTCCGTATTCGGAGATTTTCCGCCGCAGTTCCTCTTCCTGCCTCGCATAATCAACCCGTGATTTTGCTTCACTTGAAAGAGCTTCAGCGTTTTCGAGTTCTTTTGCTGCCGCTGCCCCTCTGTCCATTAAGGCTTTTTGTTCCTCTGCGATGGCCTTGGCTTTGTCTTGGAGACTTTTGAGTGTCAGCTTTTCCTCTGCCGCTTCTCTCTCATATTTCTCCAAAAGAGTTTTGGCCCCAGCCCTATACATTTGCCGGGGGTTTAATGCCACTTGCGCCCGCTGAAGATCCGCCAGCCTGGTAAGTTCCGCGAGTCTGGTTTCGGCATCGTGGATCTTCTCGCCCATCTTCCCACCACCCCGGCCCATCGACTCGTTCATTTTGCGCTCGATCTCGTCGCGGACTTTCGCAAGCTCTTCGACTAACCGCTTTGCTTCCTTTGCGTCCTCCTCAAGCCCCGCAGACTTTTCTGCGGCGGGGTATCGCAATGGTTCACCGGAAAGCTTTGCGAGTTGCTTTTGTAGTTCAGAAATTGAGTCGTCGCCGGAACGCCGGAACTCTGTGTTGGACTTGCGGGTCTCAAAGTCAGCCATTGGGTCGCCAATCCTGCGGAGCATCTCTGCATTTTCAGCAACCCGCTTCAGTGCCGACGCCTGGTCGTCCCGCGCTTTATTGTATTCCTCCATCCGGCCCTTTGCGTCCGCAAGCCCTTGAGTGAATTTCCCGTTTGCTGCGGTCAGGGCTTCTGTCTTCTTCTTGGTCCTCTCTGCGTCGGTAGCGTAATCGTAAAGTCGCTTGCCAAGAACGCTCAACGCGACCGCAGCGATGGAAATGACGCCTGCCATTCCCATGCTGCCACCGAATGACTGGATGATGCCGGGGATGTTGTTCAGCACCCCGCGCATCCCGTATTGAGCATCTTCAATGGCGCGAGAGACTTCCAAGACGCCCATTCCTTGCCGGTAACCGCCCTGCCGCTGCCCGCGCCCGCCCATAGCCTGAGTCTTGCGATTGAGTTGATCGGCTTTCTTGCCGACCTGGTCCATCGCTTGAATCACGCCCTTGTTCTGGGCTTCCATCGTAATGCTCACATCTGCTGCCATGGTCTCAGATTGCTAGGGTTTCGTCGTCGTCTTCCGGTTCGTCATCCAAGGACTTTGCGCGTTCCCGCCAGTTCTGTAGGTCGAGGTCCATTTCCCCGAATTGCGAGTTCGTCCACTTCCGTGGAATCCCCTCGAAAACGAGGAATGCGTGAATCAGCTGGAAGCCTTCCGCCATCGAGATTCCCCATAGTGCCTCGTCCCGCTGAATCCCGTTGGAGAGATAAAGCTGGTGACACCAGGTGGCTAGGAAGTGCGGGTAGCATGTCGATGGTCTCCTTCTTACTTTCCCGGCGTGGTGTCTTCCTTGGAAGTGGTGGATGCCGCGTCAACGGCCCCGATTTCGGCGTTAAACCATGCCAGGAACGGTTGCGCCTCAGTGGCGTGCATTCCCTCCTCGAAAATGTCACGAAGAGCTTCACGCGGGTCTGGAGAGGCAAGGGCATCAACTAGTCGCGGTTCGCTCTTGTCGCGGGTGCAGATGACCCAGGCGATTCCGTTCGCGAGCGCGGAGTCGTCTTCCGGCAGTTCGCGGGTGAGGTTCTGAATGCGGGTAAATCGCCCGTAGGTCAGCTTGCCGTAAACGGGATGAGGCTCGCGGAGGATCGCGTCTCCAAGTGCGTCTTGTCTGGTCATATTATTATTGGTTGAATTGGCTGAGAATCTTCCGCTCAGTCTCCGATGAGCAGTCCGGGTGCAGAAAGGCGATGGATTCACCCTTGCGGATCATCACAAGCTGACGGTCCTTCTTCACCGCTTCCACGATCATTTTGTGGTTCCACAGTGCGGCCTTAACGTAGGCAAACGGGTGATGCGGGTTGTGGACGTGAAATTGCGAATCCCGCCAAAAGATGATGAGTTCCGCCGTCCTGTATTTCCCGCAGTTCGACACCTCACCAAGTCGCCACAGCCGGGTATCGCCAGCGGCAACCGTTGCGTGATTCTCATCACACGGCACGCCCATTGCCGTAAGCGCGGAAACAAGGCGAATATCCGAAGTGTTCGTCCCGTGGATAAAGGATGACATTTTATTCTTTTATTGGTGGCGAGGCTTAGGAGGCGGTCATAAATGGCTTGAAGACGCCACTCAGAGTCCTGCGCTCTTCGGTCTCGTTGCCCTTGCCCACTCCCCCGCCGGTCAGGATGACGCGCCCGCCCGAAGTGTATCCAGAGAACCACACGGTCCAGGTTGGGACGCTGGCGATTGTGAGCTGGCTTCCGAGAGTCCAAGTAGGAGATCCAGAAGTGTTGTATGCGCCTTCAATGGAGAAGCTTGCAGATGCTCCGTAAACAGCGCCTGCGACATGATCCCCATCGGCGTCAGCGATGTATCGCTCTTGAACGGTGGTGTCGAAGCTGATCGACTCGGCAAAGAGTCCGGTTTCGGCAGTAAGCCCGAAATTGATGGTTCCGATAACGGTAGCGGCCATAGTAGTAGTTAGTTTGGATTGTGATTGTCTTGGCGAGCGAATGCCGTCCAAGTGAACTTTGCGCCCATTGCGCGTGATTGCATAAAGGATTCCTGCCCGGTGAGGGTCCAAGAGTAAACCGCGAGCTTAGTGTCTGCGGATGCGAGCAGGGTCTTCATCGCGTATTTCTCCCCGATGATTTCCTCCAAGGCGTCGCAGATACTTCTGAAATCCGCTTTCATGTCCTCGTCATCGTCCGCTTGCTGGTCGATGGTCTTGAACACGGTCACTTCACCGATCACGTCGTAGATTCCAGGCAGCAGGGGAGTCCGAAGGTTTGCGCTGGCCGCCGTCACAATTACGCGTACGTTTTCCTGCGCGTTTTCGGTAAGTTCGATCTGCCCCGTAACGACGGGATCACCGGGAAGCGTGATGTTCCCGATGACTTCAACAAGAGCCGTGGACATGCGGTCGGTAATTGTCATGCGACGTTTAGCATCACCTCCAGGTTTTTGCGGTTCTTGTAGCGAAGCTCAAAAATGATCCGCATGGCATTCTTCGTTTGGTTTATAACGGCCCGCTGCTGGGTGCGCCCGAAGGCATCCTCGATGTAACGGATAGCAGACGAGATTTCAGCCCTGCCGTATGCGCCGGTCGTCGATACGAAAGCGTTGCCGATACCAGATCCGAAAAGGTTCTGGAGCTTGCGGCATTCCCTTGGCCAAACGAAGCGCCCTTGCTCCGACTTGGCTTTTGTGTAGTTCCGCTGCCCGCCCTTGGTCATCAGTTTGGAGAAAGCGGCATACCAGCTTGCTTTAGCCAGTCCTGCCGTCTTTTGCCTTGATTTCAGGAATGCATTCCTACGTCCCGTCTCGACCAGCGCCAAAGACGGGGTGTCGTATCCAAGCATGAGGGAGCCACGGATGCGCCGAGTATATTTATTCCTCAGATTGGCGTATGCCGCGTTGCTGGTCTTCTTAGGAACCTTCCGCATCTTGCTGACCATCACCTTGGGGTCGGCAATAGCCTCGTATTTCGCCGCCTGCTCCTCGCTGGCGTCGAGCCCAAGCTTCGACAGCGCACGGGGCTTTCCCATGTATGCCGCCATGAACGCCTTTGCCTTGTCCTCGTCGTATGCGGCCTTGATTAAATCGTAAGCCCTTGCGCCCCATCGTGGGTCGTCGGTAGAGGGATACGCCCACTTCACGTCGTCCTCGATCCGCTCAAGCATCGGTTGCATTGGCCATGCCTTATTCCGGTTGGACACCGGAAGCGTGTATTCCATCGCATAGAAGCAAGCCCGCTTTGCGGTCAGCGCCATGTCCTGCCCAAGAGTCTTCGCGACGTTATCGTTGAACGCCTTCACCTTCTTCTGCAAGCGGGTGTCGTTGATTGTGATCATCGCTGCGCAAACTGGGATGCGTGAACCAAGAAAAGGGTGGTGAAAGCTTCACCGATGTCCGCATTCATCACGCGGAACCGCTCGCCCTTCGCCGTGCCGGCCTTGCCGATAAGTTGCTGCCGGGTGATGCCGGTTCCAAGCGTCCCGCAGATGGAAGCGTCAACGTCGAGCATCGGCCCGCCGTCTTCCGCCTGGGTCATCGACGAAACGCCAGACCATACCCCTGTGAACGTAACCCCTGTGTCGAGAGTCAAGGTATCCTCGCCAAGAACCGGGTCGGTAATCAGCGCGGCAGCTTGCAGGAAATCGTCAACAAGGGACATGATTTATAAAATGGAACGGGCGGGGAATTGCTCCCCCGCCCGTAGAGCCATGAACGACCAAGTAGCAGCGGGAAAACTTAGCCAAGCAGGGTGGCAACAAACTCCGACTTCCAGACCTTGGCCTGGTAGTAGCAGACAATCTCCATGAGGTTCATGCCGTAGCCCTTGTAGAGCGCGACTTCAAATACCAAGCCGGAATTCGGGTCGAGGACGGTCATGCGGTCATCGGCAATGTCACCGCCGTCAGGCATGGCGGGCGGGCGCATGGCCAACTCGATAGCGGAGCGGTGAAAGAGGACGTTGCCGGTGTAATCCGCGGCGACGGTCAAGGCGCGGGTGGATGCGCCGGTCGCTTTGCGGAGGCCGGGTTTGGCAATGACTAGAGTTCCACCGCCGGAAACGTCCGCATCGCCAGTGTTGACGATATAAACGTTGGTGGTGTCGTTGGCGATGCTCAGAGCGTCACCTGCAACGATAGTGCCGGTGCCTGCGGAGCTAAGGGTCAAGCTGGTCGTTCCTACCGCGAAGTTTGCGCTCGTGATGGTTGGCGAACCTGCAAGCGTTCCTTTGGTATGACTCGCAACCCCAGCGGACTGCTTGATCATCACACCGTCGATGTCGAGAAGAACGCCATTGCGGAGGGTTTCCGCGCTGCCGTTCTCGTTCACCTTGTAGATGTGCGAAAGCGTCTTGAGGTTGGTCGCCGCTCCGGTGTTGATGACGAGCGAGCGTTGGCCATCTGCTGGCGCTCCGTTGTCGGTCAGGATCTGGTTGCACTGAGGGATCAACGCGTGAGAGGATGCGAACGGAGTGGTTCCGGCGGTTCCGACAGCGCGGCTTGCGCCATTTTTCGCAACGGTCCCGATGTGGGATTCGATGGCGTTGACGATCTTGCGAATCGCCTGAGCCAGCACGTTGTTGACGAAGTTCTGGCGACCAACGGTGTTGTCGAGTTGTCGGACAGTCTCGCCCTTGAGTGGGATGTTGACACGGGCGACTTGACCGATGGTCATTTCCTCGACGGTCGAGGTCATGTCGTCGCCAGCCGGGACGGTCATCGCCGGGGTGTGATCGGTGTTGAGGGTCGGCTCGCCTGCGACGAAGCTTTTGACGGTCCCGTTGATCGAGACGCCTTCGCTTCCGCTGTTGACGATGACGGACGATGCAAAGCCTACAGGCTCGCGGCAAACGATGTCGCGGGCCTCATAAATGAGTTCCGTGAATCCGGTCAGAGTTTGGGAATTGGCCATGATTTAGTGGTAGTGAGAAATGAATTTCAGTCCTTGAGTTTCACGCCAGACTTGATGGTGGCGTTGCGTTGAGAGTGGTCGAGAGCGTTGAATGCCGCTCGCGTCATCGTCGTGACGTTTTCCTCTTCCTCCGCTTTCGCGGTGTTGAGTGGGGGATGACCGGCAGCGACGATCCGGTTTGTCACTTCCTTGTCGAAAGCTTCGTTGATTGGCGTGTCGGCTTCATCTTCGGAGGTAGCGGCAGCGGTGATGCGCTCGGCAATCGCGGCAGGTTCCAACTTTGCAGAAGTTTCGATCAACTCCTGCTTGGTGGCAGCGTGAGCGGACTCTTCGGTGGTCAGTGCTTCGCGGGCGGATTGAAGGTCTTCCTTCAGTCCTGCGATTTCCTGAGTGAGTGCCGGAACCTGAGTCTCGGCTGCTTGCGCGGCTTCAAGGTCGGCTTGGAGCGACAGGTTTTCCTGCTCAAGAGCAGTGACCTTATCGGCTAGTTCGTTGCGTGAGAACCAAGACATGGAAGTTGATTAGGTTAAATGTAGAAAAATTGCAAGTGCAAAATTGTTGCGTTAGCTGGTGGTCGCTTTCAGCACGTATTGGCGGGCATCTTCGGCAGTCCCAATATCGTCGATTAGGCCAAGCTTCCCCGCCTTCTCACCGCTATACCAACCGGCCCGCCAAATTTCAGGATCGAGAGTCGCGCCAGCTTTCTCGCGCCCGGCGGCGACATGCTCGCGGAACTGCCGCCCTGCTTCGTTGATGCCCTCTTGCAGGAACTCGATCTGAGCTTCGTTAGGCTCAAGGTGGAAGGTGGATTTAAGGTCCGCGCCCTCGCTAGTCAGTGCCTTGAACTCGATCCCGTTCTCTTTCCAGAACTCGGAGCAATCCATCCACGACATGATCGTGCCGATATTCCCAACCGTGGCGGATTCGCTGGCAACAATGTAGTTGCAACCGGCAGAAAGCTTGTAGGCGGCGGAACACGCTAACCCGTGGCAATGCGCGACGGTCGGCACCGGAAGGTTGGAGATCATCTTTGCCGCTTCGATGTTCCCCGCGACCGTGCCGCCTGGGGAATCGACATGGTAAACGATGCCCTTTGCTCCGTTGTCAATCGCGGCCATGGTCTCTGCCATGATCGTTGAATACCGGGTGCAAATCCCCAGTTTTTCGTAGATTCCTGGACATGAATCGACCAGCGCGGAGTGAATCCAGACATGCCCAACACCATCTTGGTCGATGGTTGCTGGTGGGCGCATTTCGTAGAAGTCCTCGATAGAGAGATTCAACGCGTTCGCCTTTTCCGGGACATCCAATGCGGCAAGCGCATAGTTCTGAATTCGGTCTGGCCGGATCATCCATTGATGCCCCTTGATGCTGGCCAGCATACGAAGCTGGCTAATCGTCGGTTGAATCGTCTTCATTGAAAGTAGTTGCTGTTTTTGTTTCCGCCTTGTCGGTGTCGCCCATGTCGTTTGGTGTCCACATGCCCTTGTAACGTGGGTCAAGCCCGACTCCGCTGCCGGATTGCGCGGCCTCAAACGACTGCTCTTTCTTGACGGCGGCGGCGAACTTGCGAGGCCAGTAGTCCTCTTCGTCCTTGCCCATGTCAGCTAAGATGTCCTCGTCTGAAATCAGACCAGCACGCCAAAGTTCGATGGTTGCCTTTGCGAGTCGCCCGTCGTCAATCGTGAGGATCGGCGGCATGTTGAAATCCCACCTCCACCAGTCAGGAGATTGCCCGATTCGCCCGATCTTGACGAGTTTCTGAGTCGCGTAGCCGATGCAACGGCGGGCGAGAACACGGAGGGTTGATTGCCGGTCCTTGACTGTCCTGCGGGCAAGCTCAATCTGCTTCCGCTCCGCTGTTCCCTGTCCGGTCTGGCCCCAGTTGATTTCACTGGGCCACGGAATCCCCGAAAGCGCCATGCGGATCATCCGGTCGTTGTAATCCGACCACATATTTCCGGGATTCTCATGCTTAAGCACCTCGATCTTGCTGCCGGTTCCGGCTCGGAAATGCTTCACTGCCCCGCCGTCGATATATTTGACGGAGGTTGCTGGCTGTGGTATATCAGTCCCTCTTTCGGTGTCGAAATGTGAGCCTGGGAGGTCGCTGTCGGGGGCTCCGCTTTCGTTCCATTCGATCAACGCAGTGCTGGAACGGATGAGCATGTTCAGGCGTTCCCATTCGTGGGATTGCATCGAGTCGCGGATGTCATTCAACCCGTGCGTGATCGACGGATAGCCCCGCTTTGATTCCGGGTAGTCGGATTCAAAGCAATGAACCATGGATGCCGCCGAAACATCGGTAAAGGTCGCCTTGTCGTCATTGATGTAGCGGTATCCAACCACCCTTCCCTTGCTATTGGAAATGACACCATCGCAGATGCTCGCGCCCTTGAACGTGCCATCCTCAATCTTCATTGTCCTCGCTCCCCACGCGTTCCCGCTGCGGATGCGGTGGGATGGGATCACCTGGAGCGCGGGGAATCCGCTTTCATGCTCGGTAAGCAGTATGAAAACCTCACCGTCCCGGTCGAGCAGGACGGAGGAATGGTAGAGCAAATCGGTGAATCCCCGCCCGCTTCCGCGAATGTCGGCAATCGGGCAAAACTGCTCGCGAATCACCGTTTCGGCTTTCTTTCTCCATCGCTCGGACGTTGAGGCGTTCTTAGGCTTCCATGCGTCCCCCACGGTGAGCATCGCGATCTCACGAATGGCACCCTTGACGGGGCCGAAGTTCTCAATGATCGACCGTGATACGGATACCAGCGTTTCCCGTTCGTAGGAAGTGATCAGGGAGTCGATGTCGTCGAGTCGGACTGGACTCCATGGCCGGGTCGTAGTTTGCTCCGCACCTTGCGAAAACCGGCGACTTGAATAGGCGGCGTTGCCGTATTGATCGAGGATTGCCATGGGTTAGAAGCGGTAGTGGACGGTTCGGGTCGGGCGATTGCCAGAGGTAAGGGCATTGACCGCGAGCTTTAGCGCCTTTCGCCGGTCCTCGGTCGAAACGTCGATGCGGATTGTCGCGCTGGCCCCGTTCTTGGACGCTGTGACAATCGTCCCAAAAGTCGCCCCGGAAACCATGCCGGAAAGCAGCGTTTTCCTCGCAGCGCGTAGGGCGGCGGCAAACGCCGGGTCAGAACACGCCTCGTCGTAAAAGTCCTGCGCCAAGCTTACGATGTCCGCCATGAGCGGAAGTAAATTACAAATGCAACCAAGTTGCAAGAGCGGAAATTTACTCCCTAGCCTTCACATGCCCGCGCATCATCATAAACGCCGTCGCGGACATTTCCGTGTCGAGCAAGTGGTTATCCTTTTTGCCGATCCGCTGCCAGATTTGAGTCTGCCGGTTCTCTTTCCCGACTACGATTGACACCTTCCGCTCCGCGTTCATGTGCTGCTTGTAGTCGGGAATCACATCGTCCGGGTGTTCCCATCGGCCTAGCCTCCCGGCTCGCAGATCCGCGAGAACGTCCTTCACCGGGTTCACGCAGATATTCAAGAACGACATTTGCAAGCCGCCCCCGGACTGCCCGGACTGGATTCGCGAGTAGGGAGCTTTGACCACTCCCTTTGAAGTGTTGATCGGGAAACTCTCCTGCTGCACTCCGTGGTATGCTGTCCACCCAAACTTAGCGCATTGCTGGTAAACGAAGTCCCGCCGATACTGAGCATCGACCAGCACGCACTTTGCCCGCACCTGGTATCGCTTCCGCATTTCCTCTGCCTCCTCGAAAGTCAGAAGCTGGCCGCAATTCAAAAGCTTGCTGTTGCCCTCGGAGTCGCAAGCGCGGATCGAGAACCACAGCGAGTTCTGCTGAACGTCCATCGTCAAGCACCTGTCAGCCTCGTTGTCTATCAGTCGCCCGTCCGCGTAGTCCTCGATCTTGTATCCGCCGGAAATCAGGTCGGCGGGAGGGTCGTATTGCGAAGGTTTCCAGAACTCCGACAACCGCTTCTTCACGAAGATTTGCAACAGCGTCAAATCCCCCCGCGCCTTCGCCTCCTGCGCGTCCTCCCACTCCATCACCGCCTTGAGCCAAGGAATCCGCCAGATCGCCAGGATGTTGCAATGGAACCCGACATGCCCCTTGATGGCGTGCAGGTTCGTCGCGATGTATCGCCCGGTCTTGGCAAGCTTCCGGCGCTGAACCGGGGTGTCGCGGAACTCAGCTTTGCAATCCTGATTGGAACATTCGTAATAGATCGTCTCTCCGGTCTTGTCTATATCAATTT